TACCAACACCAAAAAATACGTCTACCACCATATCTATATTCCAACCAATACTTGGATTTGTCCAGTTTCTTAAGCCGCATCGTCAAAGTTGTGCATTTTCTCGTCCCATACGTGACTACAATTTGGGCATTCTAGTTTACTCTCTTCTGGCTTTCGTTCAAGTACGTATGGATTAACGCTCGAACCACACCCATCACAATAAACAACCGAATTCAATCTCATTACCTGTTTCACTGTTGAACCTCCCCGCCGAATATCTCAGCAGCTCGCGCACCACCAATGTAGGTGAGCATAGATTCTGTCAATGCATACAACTCGTCCAAACCCTTGTCGTTCTGTAGAATGAAGTCAACTAGCTTATGAGCTAGTGGAGCCTCCGATACGTGAGTATCATGAGTATCCACTTCGGGCCTGTCTATTCTGATTACCGAGCCGCCACAATCATGCACACGCTTGGCTTCATTGTCAAACCGCAAATCAGTAATAACAATTTTCCGACCAGAATAAAACGCATCCTTCGGCATGGTCTGGTCAACCCAAAAGTTCTCTCCAAACACGCCCCTGTGCGACTCTGTACCATAACGCTGCAAAAATTCACGGAACGTAAGTGCTTTAAATGTTTCAGCACCTATAGGCAAAATTGGTTTATCTGCTTGAGATAGTTCTACCCAAATTTTTGGATCATTCTTGTACTCGTCAATCTTGTGGAACGGAATGTCGAATAGAGTAGCTACCGATTTCTTGAGAGGATCAGCAAAAGCACGACGTTCAAAGCCATACTCCTTAATCAAGTAGGCCGCGACTGTGTCCTTACCCGACCCCTTTAACCCATTCAGCCCTAGAATCATCGGTCGCTCCCACTTCCTTGTAGATTGCCCGTTGACTTGCGAGCTTGTAGTTTAGTAATGTTCAATGCAAGTACATCGGCAAGCTCTAAATCAAGCTCATTACACAACTGAGAGATATACCACATGACGTCACCCAATTCTTTCATAATTGCATCAAATCTCACGTCTGTGAATTCGCCTAGATCATCACGAAAAGCTTTGAATATTTCTTCTGCAACCTCGCCAGCTTCACCATTCAGTTTACCAGCTAGATACGCAATTCGTAGAAACTTCTCGGTCTGCGTAGGTTCTGTGTTATCTACAAAAATTGTTCGGCGTTCTCTATCCAAGAACTCTTTTGCGGCTACTAAATACGGTCCAGCTGTTTCCTGCGTTTTATCTTGATACTCTTCGACATTCATATTATCCTCCCTTGCGTCGCGTTTAGCAACCAATCCATCTATATGCTTAAAGCCGAATACTTTTGCCAAGCTCTCGGATACTTCTTTATGATCTACTTCTATGGCTACAACACCAGGAGGCAATTGTCCGTAAAACTCCACCTTAACCCATCCGGTCATATTATCCTCCTACTTTTTCTATGGCACCTGATTCCATTACGTGCTGAGTTTGGTGATGCCTCCATAAAGTACATCTATCCGCGTCCTGATTTGTACCGCAACGAGGAACATAGCAGCCCATGCAAATAGTCATCATTTCATCTGTGTTGTGGCAATTCTCAACGAAATCTCCTACTCTGAAAGTTATCCACTTGTGGTTGGGATGGTGTGCACAAGCTCTAACACTGTCGAAGTCATAACCTCCATCTAACCAGAAAGTGTTTTTGGCTTTCATATTGTCCTATATCTCCATCCTCTTCCGGCTTTTTCTTTTATGATCTGAGAACGTTCCTCGAGTGTACCAATGATTTCATCAGTTTCCCGTTTCGTCAGGTGTAGATGTTGCATCAGTGTACTTCTGAGAAGCCCTGGATTATTCTCAATCTTCAGGCGTACACGTTCTAGAATTTTTTCGTGCACAGACTTTCCTGCGTTGAGTACCAGCTCTACGCTATGGCGACCCCAATTCTGGGCATACCACGCGGCATTGATAATATCTGACTCTTCAACAATGATAGAGTTTGTTGCTTCATCAGGCTCTTGACGAGTAGCCGCAAGAATCATACCCATCTTGAGGATACTCCTCGCCATACGATCAAACGTGGGAAGCGCCGTGTTCCTGATCGGCGATTCATAGCCGACGACAGTCAGTTTGTTCTCAATCTCCTGATACTTCGTCCAAGCATCATTGGTCAAAGCAGCAGCTATTCTAGGAGATACCATCATCGTACCACCTAGCTTACCACCTATCTTGACCTGAACCTCACTTGCATAATTCTCGTACAAATTTGTGAGACTATCGAGAATACCAGCTTTCTTTTTTAGTGTTTGCTGTGTTGGGGGTCCGGTAGGCACCATCTTATCTCTATCAAAGTCTCCCGACACAATCATAAAACGTGGCATGAAACCTGATTCAATCCAACTCTCTGATACGTTGGCATACACACGTTCAGTTATACCTCCACCGAAAAAGATGAAAGCTGGCGACTCAATACGAATGACCTCCTTTCTAAGAAGTCTAGAATACACAGGCGGGACGTCATACAAATGGGCAAGTGTCTCAGGCATCGAACTGAGATAATCCTTCTTATTGATCGAATCAAACAAACCCGAAACTTCATCACGAAAGAACACACTGACCTTGTTGGGTCGAGTTGACATACCTGAGAGTAAACCTTCTACAGAACCATCTGTCGCAAGAATCAACTCAGGCTCAAGTGTCGTAAGCATATCAATAGCCATTTTCATAGCAGTTGATTTACGAGTGACTGTACTATCGCCTAGGATTAGTCCCCAAATGTTAGGAGCTAAAGTGCCCCAGCTTGTTTCCAATCTGAGGCTACTTGCTGTGATTGCACTAAGAACCATGAATGCGCTCAGTTCATGGAATTCTTGAATTGCGTCTGTTGCGTCACAAGCCCACGACTTGTACTCGTCAATGAATGTCTCGCTCGCTGGCTCATCTACCAACTGAGGCATTTCCAACAACTCTTTGTCGGGAGGAAGCGCACCGTAATTATCAGCGGCCTTGAGAACATCACGCCACAGGTGTTCCACAGGACGACCATCGCGGGCAAATTTATTACATGCGCTAGCTTGAGCTACGACGAAAACTTCTTCTGCTGTCATTCCTGCGCGGAAGCACATAACCTCCAACGACCACAGAAGCTTAGACCAATCCTCATCCTCTTTAGGCTGGTAAGTATAAAGACTAGTGAATCTATCCATATCAAGATAATGAGAGTATTCAGCAATAATCTCTTCTACTTCACGATCACCTTCTGAGGGAATAGGCTTATCTAGTGTTTGAGTTTCTTCTGGCGCAGCGAGAAATACACTTTCCAGAAGGTCAATATCAACGCGAACGTTAACTGCTTTCTCAAGAGCGATAGGCATGGCAGGATGATATTTCCAGTTCCGTGTGAGAGGCACTCTCAACAACTGAACCATGTCCCAACCTGATTTGTCTGCGCCTATGGCGTAGGCCACCCTACGCGAATAACGCTCAGCGTCGAATGGTTCGACCTTAGTTGACAAACGCCAGAAGGCTTGCCATCTACCAGGACTCGACTGAAGTACGATTGTTGGTGGAAGCTTCGTTAGACTGTCAGGATTGACCGTATCAAGATCAGCCCAAACAAGATCAGTCGGCAGGCAATGCTTCTTTTTACGTTCCTGCTGTTTGAGCAGACTAACGCAGAAATAAACATTTTTGTTGACTTCCTGGTGGAGGATATAGTTCTCAAGCTTGAGGGATTCTCTGGGCCACTCAAAGAAACGATCCACAACCGCAGACTTGGGCGCTTTAGGATCAGTAGTGAAAATGTTGATGTAACCCTCGGAGTTCTCGAATAGTAATTCGAAGAACCCGAGTCTGATTTCACTCTTAGATTTAATGGCTGCTGGCATAGTTTAAATAGCGAGAGAGGCACCCAAAGTAACCTTACACTTCAAGTGCCTCTCTCCTTGCACTACTAGCTCAATGTAGAACGCAGTTACCTACGTTCCCCACCTTCGACGTGTGTACCAGAGGTAGACCGCCCGACAAGGCTCGCTGCAGGAATCTGAGCTAGTCCTTTAAAGCAAGCCGCCGCCACTACCAGTGATAGAACCAGCAGCCTTAATCGACTTAACGGGATTATTCCACTCATCAACGAGAACACCGTTGATCTTCTTCTGTTCCTTGCCAACTACGACGACGCACTCACGACCAATGTAATCCTCGTAATCAGGATCATACTTGGCTGAAAGCACGTCCTCTTCCTTATCACCGAGTCCGATGAAGGCACGAACGATCATACCCTTCATAACCGCTGCCTTCTTCTTGTCGTAGTCCTTTGGAGGGACAATGCCCTGCCAAAACACACGACGATTCGTGGAACCGTTGATATCATCCGTGATCCTGAACTGAATCTTAATCATCGGAGTTCCAGCAGGCATCTTACCTGTGCCGTCCGTGTTCTTAACGGCATCCAACGTCATAGCAAAAACAACCGCGTTGTAATGCCCAGGGTCGATTGCCTCGAAACCCTTAAGATCAGCGTCGGCCAAGTTCAAAGGTGAACCTGTCAATTTCTATTTCCCTCCTTTAGCGGGAGTCTTATCATTGACCTGCCCCGCTGAGTGATTGTGTATTAGGTTGAACATTTCGGGGATCGTAGTGTTTTCCAACATATCCCCAAGAGCCGCAGTTCGATCTTTTGCTACGACTCTACGAGTACCCTGTATCTGTATCTTTCTGGTAATCACCCCCTGTTCTGCTTCTGAGGACATATAGCCAACAATGTCCATGAACCCCGGAAGCTCCGTTCGCAACTTACCTGCGAATCCCGGCATGTACTTAGTTGGCTGCCCTTCCTCTTGAAGGGTTGCTACCTGTGCCGTAAAGATCACGTTGCAGGGAAGGTCACGGAAAGCCCTAACGATTGTTCGCATGTGACTTCGTGCCTTACCCCACTCACGTTGACTTGGCACATCTTTATCCACTTTATCGGGATTCCTCGAGAATGCCTCTTTCATAATTGATCGCATATCAACGTCTGTTAGCTCGCTTAGCGAGTCAATCACAACTGTCTTGTAGTACAGCTTACCCTTGTCGATAGATTTCCACAATTTGTCGTAGAGAATCTCAATGTCCTTAATATCTCTGATATTTGGTGGAACATCAATTCCTGCTCTATTGCGGATAGTTGTCACTCCACCTTCAATATCGAGGAACAACACAGGGCTAGTCAAAGGACTATCTTCTGCTGTACCAGCCAGAAACGTCTTACCTACGCCCGGATCACCATAGACCATAATGTTCAACCAGTCAAGAATTTCCGAGGGTGGCTTGACTTGCAGACTATCTCGCAGTTCGTTATTCGCTGTGGTAGTTGTCACCCCGGAAACCCTCCCATTCTTTGTAGCCTCTTACAGTATCGGTGTGACCAGCGATATACCCTAGATGCCAACTAACAGGTATAGCTACTGCGAGTAGCACGATGGTCACTATGATGAACCCCGTACCTATCATTTATGATTAACGACCTCCAAATACCCTCGTAGCATGACGTTTCCAAGCTGCTCTAACATCAGGCGTAATCTTCAATGAACGGAATGCTCGATTACTGCCGATACAATTGGATTCAACGAGTTGCACCCAACCTTGTGGAGCTTGTCCGGCTGCTGTAACATCAAGAGCCGTGGTTGTATAGTCGTATACACCATCAGTCCACACGTATCCAGAATACTGCGTAATTGGAGCTACGTGTTGGAGACACGTATCCTTAATCTCCAAGTCCTGCACTCTAACATTCATAGCCCTGATACTGCCTTGCAAAGCACGTACTTGAGCCTTCAACGTTCTGATCTGTGCAGGGATGCTCTGGTGGCTACCCTTGATTGCCTGCGTGCTACCTACCGCTACCAGCGATGCTACAAGTGCTGCGATAATTGCGGCTTTCATTATTTGACCTCCCTCCCGTTATAACCGCTTCTAAACGAGCGATCTTCATAACTTGGATCTGCTTGCTCTTCCTCGCTAGTCAGCATTTCGTTCATTATCCTCAGGACGTGTACCGAACAACGAGGAATCCCGTTTAACTGCAAAACTGTGGGAGAACTGCAACCTCGGCTAGCACAGCGCATTTCAGTATCGAACCAACGAAGAGGCCCGAACTGTGGCGGTGCGGCTGTTTTGCTAGATTTGAGTAGAGCACTAATCTCCGCTAGCGTTAGAGACAACCGGCGCTCCTATAGGTGATGGATCTTCGTCTGATTCAGACATAGTAGCTTGAAGTGCCTTACCCCAAATTTCTGGCAGTTCAGCAAAATCGAAGTCCTTTTGTAAGTGTCCTCGTTCTATCAATTCTGCACCCAAATACCCAATTGCTCGCCTAGCATGAGCACCTGTGATATACCACTCACCTTCGCCACTATCTTGGATCTGAGTCACGAAACTCTCCCATTTTCTTCTCGTTCACGTTAGCATACAAAGCTTTAGCGTGTTGTCTCGCACCTGTTTTATCGGTGTGACAACCGCCAGGAACAACCGTACCGTCCGATTTCTTAATAACTGCATAAGGCTTACTAGTCGGACACTTCTGAGATTTTGCTACATACCAAGGCATTACGTTCCCAACTCCCAAACGCCCCAAACTAGAAGAGCTTGAATTAGGACTACAAAAACGGCTATTTTAGGTGTAACAGGTTTTCTTGGCTCTCCCACAAAATATACGTTAGCCAGCCCGATAAAGGCCAAGTACCCCATTATGACGTATCCATACCAAGGCATCAGAATATCCACCCATCTACAAGACCTACGATTATAAACAACAACCCCGCTACAGTAGCTACAGTGATATCTTCATCGTGATTTGATGAGGTTGTCCAAGCAGCATGAATGAAGATAGCTCCTGCTACAATCAATGCGCCACCGATCATTAACTACCGTCACCAGGACTAAGTTCGGCAACTTTACCGAATGTGGGATATGTTGTATTATCGCCTTCTCGCGAACAAATGTGATAGTGATTCTGCATCTTGTTTATTTCGTCAATAATCTCGTTGATCTTGTCAGCCATTGTGCCAAGTTTACCTTCATCCTCGTTATAGAACTTTTCGATCATCTTAATCCTCGCGGCTTCGCATTAGTGGACCGCTGATTCTGTATTCGGTCTTACCAATCTTGAAGAACAAAGTTTTCCACCAACCACTATTAGGTTCATTTGGATCGACCGTAGTAG